TTGCTTTTGTTTTAGGACCTGGATTATCACATCTGTGCCTAGCTCTAAAGCTTTTTCTTCTCGCTGGGTCATCTCTTTTAATACTTAAGCCTGTTGTATCACCAAATGAAACCTTTTTAACTTTATCACCGTCCATAACATAAACATAAAACTTCTTAGAACCACCTCTAACGGGGTCATTTAGTTTTACTTTCTTACCTTGATATTCAGCTTCGTAAATACCTTCTTGTTCATGTTCGAAGATACACTCTTCACATGCTTCATCTATGTTATCAAATTCTTTAAAAGTTTTCATTATAGTTTCTCTATCATTCTGGCCACTACATCTTGTAGTTTGGCCTCCCATTGTTCTTTAAATCTTTGCTTATATTTATTCATTGTGGACTCTGTACTTGCCCATTCTTTAATATCTTTTTCGGATGGCTTGTCTTTTTCTCTATCTAAGAAACCTTTTACTTTCTTTATAGGGTTTTCCTGACCTGGTGTCATGTCAATTGTATGTTTTGTGTACTCTGGTGTACCAATTTCATAGACCTCACCATACATTTTATTAAATTTCTTAGTATGAATACTTGGTTTAGTCTTAGCACCTTTGTCGCCTGGCGCTGGACTGTTATCATTTTTTGTAGTATCTTTATTCTTAAAATAGTCTGCTCTCTTATTTTTAGTGTCTTTTTTAAGGTCTTTGTAATACTTTTTAGGTTGTGTACCGTCTTTCTTCTTCACATCTTTGTCCTGAGGTAAAGCATCCATGTCTTCTTTTACCTCAGATACAGCTTCAAATCCATAATCAACATTTAAGTTATGTTCTCTCATCTCAGCCTCTCTATTTGTTGTAGATACAGGAATACAATCCCATATCCATGCTTTATGCAAATTGTTTTTACTATCTTCAACAACAATATAATTAGTACCTTTTCTGACAACTTTACCTTGTAGGTCTTCTTTGATATAATCTACTGTATCACCAATATTAAATATCTGTTCTCTGATATAAAGGTCTCTAATCTGCTGTTGTTCAAACTGTTCTAAACTAGCAATAGGTTTTAAGTTTCTCATATGTAAATAGTTAGCGGCTAAGTTCATACCTTTTCTAACTTGTTTCATAATCTCATCTGCTCTTACACCTCTTGGTAAACCTTTTTCAAAACTTTTTAGGTCACCTTTGGCAGCCGCAGCTCTCATTTTACTAGCACTCATACCTGAAGCACCCTCGGCATCGGGGTCCCTTTCACCAGCAGATACAACTTTTATAGTATCAAAGTCATACATACCATGTCTTGATGATACGCCGTTATACTTCTTTAGTATGGTTTCAAATTCTCTTACTCTATCTGAACCAGCAACCATAGTTACATCTGTATAACCTTTCTTATACAACATTGTAGCAATGTCAAGTACCATATTTGTCTGGTTGATTTCAATGTTTCTTGCATGTGTAGGAAACATCTTTTTCATAATAGATAACTTATCTCTAGGAGATAGTGGATTCTTTTTAGGGTCATTACTTCTACTTAAAAAGATTTTGTAATCATTTGTAGGTAATGATTTAACTTTATTAATAAGTTTTTCGTGACCGATTGTAGGTGGATTAAATCTACCAAATGCAAACGAAACTGACTTACCCTTTGCTTCATGCATTTCTAGGTCGTCAATCTCTTTATCAGATACTTTACCGTCATCTAAAATCTTCTTACATTTTTTGTAGAATTTTAGATAGTGATATTTCTCTAACATTTTATATACTACATTTTTAGGTAGTCTATTCTTAATACCATATTGTCTTATTTCATCTGGCGACATGTCTTTATCAAATGCAGCTCTTCTATCTGCGTCAACACCATCACCAATTTTAATAATATCTTTGATACTATCTTCAATCTCTTCTAATTTTTCATTGATTAATTCTTGTAGATTTAATATATCATCTGGTGATAGTTCTTCAAGTTCTCTGTAATCAATAATATCTCTTTTTAGTTCACCTTTTACTATATCAATCTCTTGTACTTTTCTTTCAAAGTCTTTTAGATACATTGATTTGTCAAAGGTAAAATCTTCTGGTCTTTTTACAAACTTGTTATCTTCGATATCAAACACAGCATCCGCTTTCTTTTCTTGGTCGTTGTATGTTTGTATGTCTGTAATAAAATAATAGTTTATAGGGTGTTTTGTACCAGGTATATTCTTACCTTGAATACTATCAGGAGAAGCAGCTGACAAATACTTTTTAGATAGTCTAGTTCTTTCTTCTTCTCTTTTTTCTTTTGGTACATCAAACAACACATTTAAATCTAGGTCTGCGTCTGCTCTATATCTTTTAGTAAGAATAGAACCAATGAGACCAACCTTAACAACAGGATATTCTTTTTCAAACATCTCTATTTGTTTATCAATCAATGCCTTAACACTAGGTTTCATTTTAGGATTGTTAGTATCAGCCTCATCAAACACAGCCTGAGCATATGTTTTTCTAGGAATGTCTATGATACTTTCCTTAAATGTTTTCTTTGGTGTTTTCATGTCAATGTTTTTGTAAATTTCTTTTGCTAACTTAACACCTGATTCATGGTCTGACGGATAATGCCAACCAGCTGCAACTCTACCCATACCACATTGTTCAGCTGCCTTAATTATACCTGCTTTGTGTTCAGGATACATCTCAGCATAATACTCTGCAACTAATCTTGATTGTAAACTATGACCTGAAGGATATGCCGGCGATTTCATACTATCACTATTCAATGGCATATGTTTAAATTCCATTTTCATGGCTTCTGCCAACTGATATGGTCTAGGTCTTTCAAATTTATTTTTATAGTGTCTTACAATACTAGAACCTATGTCTGCAATCTTATCAACATCTGATTCTTTAAAATCTAATTTGTTTTCTTTTAGATATTCTTTGATTGCAAAACCAACTTCTCTATCATGGTCTTCAACACTTTTTTCCATTTCAGAGGTTCTATTCTTAAAGATTTCTTGCATTTCTTTAAGTTCATCATAGGTAGCATTACTACCATTAGATGTAGGTTTTGAAATAGACAATGCTTTATAGTCGCCTTTGTAATTCTTAACAGGCTTCTCTTCTATTTTAGCATGCTTTAAACCATCTATGTCTATAAAGTCTTTAAATTTCATCTTCTTTTTAATCTTCTCTCTGTAGCCATCCATCTTTTTGCTGTGTATGACTTAATTTTATTACCAAGTAATCTTCTTACTGCTTGAGAACATTTGTTCATAACTATAGTAGTAAGTTCTTTATCATCTTTACTGTTGTCAATGATAATCATGTTACCCATACCAAAAGTATTTTGAAATCTACCAATATTAGATTGTACTTGTTGCCAAGACTTTCTTGTAATATATTCTGGTACACTTCTTTCTCTTTTAGAGTTTCTTTCTAACGCAACTTCAAGTGTAGTGTTTACAAATATCATGTAACTATCATAACCTAATTGGTCTAACAATGCCTTTTGTTCTTTAATCTTATCATAATCTCTGCCTGTACCATCAATAACTAGACCTAATCTACCTCTAATTGATAAATCCATTTGACTACCAGTCATAGCCTTTGCTCTATCTCTAAGTATATCTCTAGCTTCTGCCTCGTCTTCGGGCATTTTTAATGATAGACCATTCTTCTTTAATGCTCTTTCAAATGCGTTATCTGAGTTGATAGTTTTTAAACCTGTACCACCAAATGCTCTGTTTGTAACAAATGATTTACCTGAACCTGGACCACCTGCAAGGAAAAATGCCTTAAAGATATTAGGGTCATATAACCCCTCTTGTAGTTCTTGAAATCTTATGTCGTCAAAATTTTTCATTGTACTTTCTTTATAATTTCTTTTGTTATTGATTCTGGTGTTCCACCCTCTGCTTTAATATTTATTATCTCATCTTTGTAATAAGTTAATAAAGGTGCTGTTTCTCTGTGGTACACTTTAATTCTATTCTTTATAATCTCTGGTTTGTCATCTGCTCTACCTCTTGAAGTTAGTCTTTTGATGACCTCTTCCTCAGATACCACAAGATTAATAACATGGTCATATTCGATTCCCTTATCTTCCATTGCTTCTGCTTGTTCAGTATTTCTAGGGAAACCGTCAAACACATAACCTTTCATGGCGTCTGGTTGTTTCATTCTTTCTTTTACTGCGTCTATAACTATAGGTGTAGGTGCAAATTCACCTTTTGCCAATAGTTCTTTTACTTTCTTACCATCTGGTGTATTCTTTTTTGATAATGCCCTCATCATATCACCTGTGTATATGTGGGCGATACCTAATTCTTTCTTTAATAATTCTGAGTAAGTTGATTTACCAGAACCTGGTCCACCAATCATAATGATTTTTGGTCCGTTGATTGCTTCAAAGAAGTATTGTTTAAATGACTTCATTAATTCCAACCCTTAGGCATAGTAAAGTTTTGCCTACTAAATTCTAATCTATCTACAAGTTTAACTGCACCTGCAACTTTATCAACTGCAACATAACCCTCTGGTGCTGTCACTCTGTAACCTGTTGGTGTTCTAATGAAGTTACCGATACTCTGTATCTGATTCATCTTTTGTAATAGTGTTTGTTTTGCCACACCAATTGTAATGTGTGAAGCAATAGCAAAGTATAGTGCTTGTTTGTTTCTATCTATGAATTGTAAATTAACTTTTTTTGCCTTAATAAACTTTTCTTTACCCTTAGGAGTTTTTCTACTATTAATCTCCATGTCTATAAAGTTTTCATAGTAATCTCTAAATTGTTTTTGCATTACTGCAACTTTACCCATATCACTATTTGAGTTTTTGATATAGTAATTGAAATAAGTTTTTAGTCTGTAACCAACAGATAGGTCGTCTGATATATTTTTACTCATCAAATCTAAAATAGGTCTTGCTCTTTTTAATGAGCCTTCAGCCATTCTTATCTGTGCGTCAAATTTTGATAACTCTGATTTATCAAACATAACAGCCGTAGATTTATAGCCAGCACTTGCTAAAAATATATTTCTATTTGATGAACCTTTAACTGTACCAAAACTAGCAGATAGATTATCCATAGTTTTACCATTGTATTGAGTATGAAATACAATACCCATTTTTGCTTTCATTATTTTATTACC